AAACAGAAATAAAAGAGATACAGAAATATGATTCTGATCCTCCACTGTATTATGTAACTATTGGTGATGAACAAGTAGAAGTAGAATCACAAGACTTACACGAACCAGATAGATTTTCTTTAAAATGTTTAGAACAAATTAATCAAGCAATGCCTCCTGTCGGCAAACTGATATGGAGAAAGGCAATAAACAAATTACTGAAAGATACCATACCTATAGAAGCTCCAGAGTCTACAAAGATAGATGTACAATTAAGAGAATTATTAGCTGACTATATAAATAAAATACCAGGTAAAGATTGGAAAGATATATTAAGAGGCCTTTCATATACAGAGGATGGCATGAGTCATTTCAAGTTTAAAGATTTTTGGAAATATTTAATTAGATCAAAATTATGGCCAGACAAACAATATACAAAACAAAAGACAGCTAGAATGTTAGAAACAAAGTTTGACGCAGAAGAAGTACCAGGCAAGATAAATAATAAAAGTGTTAGGTATATGTCNTTAAAAACAGTGAACCTAGATAAACCAAACACAAGAAAACAAAAGATGAAAGAGGTGCCTTTTGCATAGAATAATTATTCCGGGTCCACCAGGCACAGGTAAAACACACAGACTAATGCACTATCTAGAAAAAGAATTAAAACAAACACCTGCTGATAAAATTGCATACTTGGCTTTTAGTAATGCTGCGGTAGACGTTGCAAAAGAAAGAATTAAGAATGACGATGTAAATATAAAAACAATGCATAAAATGGGTAAAGATGAATGCAAACTGAACACTAAAACATCTCTGTTAAAGGGAGATAAATGGAAAGGTTTTAAAAATTACTCACGTATATGCGCTGACTTATCTTTTGAATCACGTGTAAACATGAATGGCTACACAGAATATGTAAACTCACACATGAGAATTATTGAGTTTGCTAGAAACAGAATGATAAATTTAGATCAAGCAGCCGTAGAATTAGATTTACATTACACAACAGACATATGGTTAACAGAACAAATACAAGCTGATCTAATACAATACAAAAAAGATACAGAGATGTTTGAATATGCTGATATGATTTCCAAGTTTGTCGAGGGAGATAGGTGTCCACCACTACACTGTATCTTCCTCGATGAAGCACAAGATCTAAGTCCTTTGCAATGGCAAATGTTTTTTTACATTGAAAGTAAGTGTGCTCGTTCATACATTGCAGGGGACGATGATCAAACTATTTATACCTTTCAAGGTGCACATCCAAAAATATTTATAGATCTTAAAGGTGAGTTTGATGCGCAGATACAGTCACGTAGAGTGCCAAGAGCAATACACAAAGTTGCTACTTCTATTTTACCTTACATGTCAACACGACTAAAAAAAGAATGGCTACCAAGAGATGAAGNGGGTGAAGTACATTACAACGTAGTATTCGAAGAATTAGATATGTCTACTGGAGAGTGGTTTGTATTGACTAGAACAAATAACATGTTAGAAAGATTACGTGAACANTTATACAGAATGAATTATAGATTTGAAGCAAANTCACAGGAGCTACTACCAAACAAAATGCTTAATGCATACAGAGTTTGGACACGTTTNAATCAAGGAGCTTANGTAAATAAAGAAGATGTAAAAGATTTATGGGAATACATGACTGTAAAAGANGGTCATCTTGTAAGAGGTTTTGCTAGCATAAAAGTATTAGAGGATATAACCTCTATAAATTTAGATGGACTAAGATCTGAGTACGGGTTGCTAGCGGCGGGGAGCTGGGAGACGCTTAGGTTTTCAGAGCAAAGTAAATTATATATTAAAAAATTATTAGAGTCTGGTGATGATTTAACAAAACCAGCNAGNATAAAATTATCTACGATACATAGTGTTAAGGGTGAAGAGAAAGACAACGTTGTTCTTTTCACAGATATAGAAAGAATTATCTATGAGTCAGCAAAAAGAAATGCAGACCCAGAGCATAGAACTTTCTACGTAGGTGTAACAAGAGCAAAACAAAAATTATTCATAGCTAATCAAGGTTATGAATATCAATATAACATAGGAGCACCAATAATATGACAGATCCAGATGGATTACAAAAAGCATTTCCACAATCAAGGCAGGTAGGAGGTTCACATTATAAATCGTTTCGCATTCAGCCGTACGAGTTTATTTCTAAAAATAATCTCTCGTTCTTCCAAGGCTGCGTTGTGAAATATGTTTGTAGATATTTATCTAAAAATAAGGTAGAAGACTTAGAGAAGATAATTCATTATTGTGAATTAGAAATACTAAAGTTGAAAGATAAAAAATAATGTTTTCGATACAAACTGAATGGGATTGTCCAGAAAGTTTCCCTGATTTATCAGGAGAAAAATATATTGCCATTGACTTAGAGACAAAAGATCCTGATTTAAAATCAAGAGGCTCTGGTGCCATACAAGGCAGAGGAGAGATCGTAGGTATAGCTGTGGCTGTCGAAGGATGGAAAGGATACTACCCTATCGCACATGAGGGTGGTGGTAATTTAGATAGAAGAATTGTTTTAGAATGGTTTAAAAAAGTTTGTGCAACAGATTCTTACAAAATATTTCACAACGCAATGTATGATGTATGTTGGATTAGATCATACGGTATAAAAATAAACGGACATATTATGGATACCATGTTGATGGCTTCCTTAATTGATGAGAACAGACTTTGGTATACACTAAACAGTATATCGTACGATTATTTAAGAAAAGTAAAAGATGAAAAAGCTTTAAAAGAAGCAGCAGAAGCGTGGGGCATAGATCCTAAATCTGAAATGTATAAACTGCCCGCAATGTATGTTGGTAATTATGCAGAGCAGGATGCACAACTAACTTTAGACTTATTTAAAATTTTATCTGTAGAGATACAGAAGCAACATCTAGTAGAAATATTTGATTTAGAAACACAATTGTTTCCTTGTTTAATCGATATGAAATTTAAAGGCGTGTGTGTTGATGTCGAACGTGCTCATAAGCTGAAACAACAGTTAAGTACACAGGAAGAAGAACTCCTATTGTCAGTAAAAAGAGAAACAGGAGTAGATGTTCAAATATGGGCAGCAAGATCGATAGCCAAAGTATTCGATAAGTTATCATTAACTTACGCCACAACCGAGAAAACAGGGTCACCTTCATTTACAAAAAATTTCCTTTCCACACATAATAATCCTGTGGTTAAAAATATAGCAAAAGCAAGAGAAATAAACAAGGCACACACTACTTTTATAGACACAATACTAAAACATAACTACGGAGGCAGAATACACGCAGATATAAATCCAATAAGATCTGACCAAGGTGGGACTGTTACAGGTAGGTTTAGTTATTCAAATCCAAACCTACAACAGATACCTGCAAGAAATAAAGATTTAGGTCCTATGATTCGTTCTTTGTTTTTACCAGAAAAAAATCATACGTGGGGTTGTTTTGATTATAGTCAACAAGAGCCTAGACTCGTTGTGCATTTTGCAGCTAAAACTGAGCCAATATGTTTTGATAATTCTGTTTCTGATATTGTAGAAAAATTTAATAATAACGATGTAGACTTCCATCAAACTGTGGCTGACATGGCCAACATATCCAGGACGCAAGCTAAAACAATTAATCTTGGTTTGTTCTACGGTATGGGTAAAGCTAAATTACAAGCAGAACTAGGTTTAGCAACAAAACAAGAAGCAGAAGATTTATTTAATCAATATCACAACAACGTTCCTTTCGTTAGAGATCTAATGAATGCAACATCACGACATGCACAAAACTCTGGATCAATAGGAACTTTGTTAGGACGTAGATGCAGATTTAATAAATGGGAACCAAATAGTTTTGGTATGCATAAACCTATGGATTTTAATGAAGCGGTGCAAACATATACATTAAGACATATACGTAGAGCTTTTACATACAAAGCGTTAAATAAATTAATACAAGGATCTGCAGCAGACATGACAAAGAAAGCTATGGTCGATTTATATAACGAGGGTATTATACCACATATACAAATACATGATGAGTTAGATATATCTGTCGAGTCTGAACAGCAGGCTAAAAAAATTATTGATATTATGGAGAATGCTGTTAGTCTGGCCGTTCCCAACAAAGTTGACTATGAGTCTGGGAGAAATTGGGGTGAGATTAATGGATAATTATGGCTTATTTAAATGCAAACATTCCAGTAGAGTATGCTCAAATAAAAAGAGAATATCTTTATGATCTTAAAAAACATCATGGCGAAGTTGAAGATTGTATTATCTTTGGCTTATCATCTCTTACAGGTAAGTCGATCTTATTTCACTGCATCATGGAAAATGGGGCTGTCTACTATCGTCTCCCGATATCTGCGTTCATTCAAAGAGGTTTTAAACCAGAGGACGTTCCTAGGCGTAGACTGGATGAGTTACAGTT